GTGACCACACGGGCTATTGAACGGGTCCACCTGGCGCGCCCATACCATCATTCTTGAAATAGTCTGAGTGAAGGTCCATCTCCCCCGCTGTTGAGCGATAAGGAAACGATCAGGACCTTGAAGTACCCACCGCTGACCGACTACCCAGCTACCCGAGGAGCTACCCTCGGGAGCGTCGAAGTTGGAGTCCCAGGAATCTAGCCACCGTCCCCCCGTCAAGCTGGACGGGTCGAGATACCTCACCCACCCGTCCTCAGTGACATTCGCTCTGTTCATCGTCCAGAAGCGCCACCAGCCGGAATCGAAAATCGCTCCCTTCGCCGGCGCCGGCCGCTGCTGATACATCGCATTGAAGACGTAGGTACCTACAGCACGCCGGGTGTCGGCCAAGCGGTCGAGCGCCTGGGACCTGTCTTCCTCGATGATGGGACTGAGCAGAGGCTCGCCCGTGGACCGCCCGAGGGCGTCCGGTGGTCTACCCTCACCGGGCTCTTCGGCCACGGCCGGTAGGCTGATACGTTCCCATTTCTCCGGATCGCCTTCCATCTCCGGATTGAAAAGGCGGCCAACGAAATCGTCTTCGTGCCAGCGAGTCATTACCACAATGACTAAGTACGGCGGTTCCAGTCTATTGAAGGCGACCGAGCGCCACCAGTCCCACAATGCTTTCCTGATAGTCGCGGAGTGGGCATCGACGAAATCCTTGATCGGGTCGTCGATGATAAGCACCTTGGCCCCGCGTCCCGTCAGCGGCCCGCGCACGCTGACCGCGCGGAGGCTTCCACCTTCCATGGTGGACCAATGACCGCCGGCTCCGCCGTCACGGGCGAGTCTGATGCCGAGACCCGGGTTGCCCTCGATCAAGTCCCTGTCAGCCTTGGCCCACTCCTCCACCAGGGAGCCATCATGCGAGGAGGTGACGATGTCCCAGTCCGGATGCAACCTCAGGAGCCAGAGCGGCCCGTACTTGCTCAGCAGCGTGGACTTCCCGGACCGCGGCGGCATCGAGACCGCAACCATGCGGTTCCGGCCCTGCTCGACGTCGTGCACGGCGTCCACTATCCGATCGGACAGCAGTTTCAGATGCGGCCTGATCCGGTAATTGTCGTCCACTTCCAGTGCCTGGTCGGCTATGGACGAGGGAATGCCGATCTTATACTTCGACTTATAGGTCCTGATGAGCGTATTGGTACGTGTCAGTATCTCGCGAGCTTCTCCCTCGGTGGCGGCGTTGGCCGCCATGTCCCTCAGCTCGTCCAGTAGCTGGAGAAATTTCTCCCGATCAGCCGGAGTCTCTATCACTGATCACCTCGCCCGGGATCACCTGCCCGAGCACGACCCGCTCCAGTTCAGCCAGGGCGGCCTGCATCTCGTGCCGGACATTCACCGACACACTGATGTCCAGCGGCGCGTCCAATCCATTCAGCCGTGCCCGGCGCTGCGAGATCCGCAAGAAGGTGTCGACCGCTTTGGTATCACCCTCCAGCACCTTGGGCCAGATCGCCGCCTGGGCCCGGTCCAACCGGGCGTTCTCCAGCACGCGGTACTTCTCCGCGGATCGGCTGGTACGAGACGTCAAGGAACGGCTCAGCAGCTCCTCGACCCCGCGGACAGTTATACCCAGACGGGGGGCGATCTGCGACAAGCTCAGCCCTGCCAGAAACAGCGAGAACGCCTGCTCCCGGCGGTTCTCCAAGGCTCTCTGCCGCCCTTCGGCCTCCTGCTGACGCCGGCTACGCACCTCGGTGAGGTCCACCGGAGACTCGTCAAGCCCCTGATCCTCCTCTGCCAAGACCTCACCTCCGTCTATCCACTGCCGGATATCGCCATTCCGTACAATTATCGCAGAACACAGGTTGTCATTCTGGAATATTATACGTCTTGGAGAACACCTTTATTACCTTGGGATACAGTTCCAATTCTGCCTGTATCCTAAGATGCATATATTCATCCGGATATTTTTCCACAAATCTTCGCCACGTCACTCGTCTAAGATTCTGGGCGAAGCGGTTACACGTAGTGCAATAATTCCTTCGATTTCCGATCCGCGCCCTGCCTCCGACATTCCTAAGCCTGCACTCAGGACACGGCAACTCCGGAGCATCCAACGGCTCGGCCACCTGGGGAGCGTACTACGTCCCGATGTTATGCTGACCTCAGGCCGACGTCCCGGCCTCTCCCATTCGTGGGCAAGGCGTCCCTGACCCAGGACAACGAAGGACCCGGGCGTACCTCCAGGCGCCCGGGTCCTTCGCTTCAGTAGATCTTCAGTTTTGGCCAGTAGCAGCCTTGATCACGTCCACCAGCTCTTCGAGCGTCTCGTTCAACTTGATCAGGTTCAGACCGATGTCGGCGAGCCTGTCGTTCGACTTGACCACGTGCCGACCCAGGCCATTCAGCTTCCCGCTGACCTCGTCCTTGAGGCTGTCGATCACGTTCATGATCCCGCCGACGTCGATCTCCAGGTCGGCCGGCTGCACGCCATCCCGCATCTCGCGCAGGTAGTCGGCCATCCGCTCCAGGGTGTCAGCGACTCTCCGCTCCTCGCTCACGTGAGCTGCCTACGCACATCGAGCAGGTGCTCGGCGAACCGCGGCCGCCACTTCGGCGTGTGCTCGCGGCGATCGGCCTCGGTCGGCCAGCCACAGGTGCACAGCCGGCCGTCGTCCCCATGCGGGGTGTCGTCGGTGACCACCTCGTGCTCGGCCGCCAGCTTCTCGTCCCGCAGCAGCATCAGCGCCGCGGCCACGTGGTAGCACCGCGAGAACCCGCCGCCCTGGTTCGCTCCGTGCGGGCAGGTGCAGGTCACCCACGAGAGCGTCCGGGTCTCCGGGCTCCAATCCGAGGAGACCCGGTAGCGCTTGTCGCCGCCTGCCGACGGCGTGACCCACCAGACGTTCGGGAACGATGAGTCCTGGATCATGGTCGGCGTGCCGTCGGGGTTGGTCTTCCCCAGCAGTCGCTCGGCCTTCAGTACGACCGTGTCACTGAAGGCCGGTTGCGCGGTCATACGGACGCTCCGTCGGCTCCTGCGGGCTCGCCGGCGGCCCGGGCGGTCGGAGCCACCGGGACGTCGCTGTCGCGCTCCAGCACGGCGACGACGCCCCGCGGGTACAGCTTCCAGGCCCGCTGCCAGACCTCCCAGTCCATCAGGTCCGACCACCGGGACCCCAGGAGCTCGAACGTCCGCCTACGGGCCTCCCCGTACCCGGTGGCCCGGATCGCCAGCACGCCGTCCGGGTGAGCCTGCGCCCAGCGCGGGTGCTCCTCGTAGTGGTAGCGCTGTCCGAAGGTCACGTACCACAGCCGCTCGTCGTCACTCATGATCCGTCCTCCAACAAGGTCTCGGCCTCATCGATCACAACGGCCGCCTCGGAGCCGAAGGCTTCCTGCCAGCCCTTCTCGAGGAACGCGGTCACGTAGACCAGGTCATAGGCCGCCGCAGGTACCGCACGGCCCTTGACGGGCCCGTGGAGCAGCCCAGCCTCGGCGATCGGCTGCGGACCCACCAGCGCCTCACGAGCGGCCTGGAGCAGCACGGTGCGGCGCCGCTGCTTCTTGGACAAGGTGTCGCTGAACTCCACTAGCTCCGGCTCCCCGGGCACGAAGTGCTCCCGCGCCTCGCGGTCGTGGCTGTCCTCGGCCTCGAACTGCCGTGCCATCTGCAGCACCTTCTCCACTTCGACGTCCGTCGGCATCAGGGCGTACTCCCGGTTGCCCCACCTGATCAAGTTGCAATCCGGGGTGGCCATGGCGCTGTTCGCGCTGACGGTGAACTCAGACACGAGAGGCCACCTCCGCCAGCTTCACCACGTGGGTCGTGAGCTCGCTGCGGTCCAGGTAGGCCCGCTTGAACCGGCTCTCCAGGGAGTGCGCTTTGCGCACGTGGTTGAGGTACTCCACCCCGGCCTGGACCAACCCATAAGCCGTGGTGTCGATCCCGTCGCAGGTCGGGCCGGCCAGCAGATCACGGATCGACTGCCGGGCATCCTCGATGTTGTTCATGACCCGATCCGAGACCGCCTTGGCGATCGGCGCCGGGATGAACTGCTCGAGGAACAGCTCGCGCTGCTTGACGTTGATTCCCAGACTCATCAGATAGGCCATCTGATCCTGGTACGCCTTGACCGAGACCCGCCAGCCGGCCAGAGCCTTCTTGGCCTCCTCGATCCGGTCCCCGACGTTCTTGGTATGGCTAAACACAAACTCCGTCCCGCGGGCCTGGGCGTCCATGTCCGCCATCCTGGCGGTGTTCGCGCAGACGATCCGGGTCATGGTCGCCTGACCGCGGAACGAACCGGAGCCATCGTGGGCGTTCTGCAGGGCGTAGTAGGGGATCACCGCACCGTTCGGGTCGCCGCCCACGTGGATCGGCTCGTTCAGCCGCAGCAGCAGCCAGACCTTCTTGCCGTTGCCCAAGCTGCCGCCGGTCTCGTAGCGAACGGCGCCCTTGTCAACGCCCTCGATCACCTCAGCGATGTCGTACATCTCACCGTTGCTCACCGGGGTGTAGGTCCCGCTCACGATGCCCAGCGGGTAGCCGTTGTCCGACCGCGCGTTGAGCACGGCGTCCTCGACCACCTCGAAGGACTCGGTAGGCACCTCGTCCTCATCGTGCTCCGAGCTCTTGATGCAGTCGTTCGGCGTCGGGTAACAGGTCGAGAAGCTGTGCTCGTGCGAGCGCCGCTCGACCCTGATCACCTTTCGGTACACCGGCTCGGCGACCGGCTCCCACGGATGGGCGATCTTCTGCGCCTCCTCGCGGGTCGGGTAGTCCTTCAGCGTGACGCCCAGCTTGTGCCAGGGCTCCTCGCGGACGGCGAACAGGCCGTCGTACTGCTTGATCTCGTGCGACATCAGGACCTCGCCTCGTCAATCCCACGGCTCTGCAGATCCTCGACCGAGATCGAGGCCCGCTTGAAGGTGTAGTTCTCGATCGGGAACGGACCGATCTCCACTCCCCGCAAGTCCAGCCAGATCACACCCCTCGGCGACAAGCTGCTCTCACCGAGCTCGACCCGCGTCACCTGGCGAGGGTCAAGGCCTTGAACATGCTCTGCCAAGTCACCAGGCCTAGGGATCATGACTTCCTCGTACGCCATCAGTCGCTGCTCTCCCTCGTGTAGGTGTACCTGGAGGCGGCGAACGGGCCCATCGAGACTCCCGCCAGCTCCAGGTGCACGAACGTGCCGATCGCTGTCTTCTCGATCTTGACCACGCGCCGTGCATCCACGTCCGAGAACTTCGCGTGCGCCCAGTCACCGACCTGCGGGTCGATGATCTCCATGCCCATCCTCCGAGTACCTTCCCAAATCACGTACTACTAATGTAACACATAATTCAGGGAGCGGGACGCGTCAGTCGCGCCCTGATGAGCGCGAGCGCTTGCTCCGGCGCGGTGACCACGTCGGCCACCGCGCCGGCCCTGCGAAGCCTGTGGATCTGCACCAGCTGCTGCGGCGTCGCCCTGCCGACGGCGTGCGCCAGGGACTCACCCGGGCGCTGGTGCTTCACCTCCAGGCCGAACAGCAGGCCCTGCACCACCACGAGCAGGTCCGGCACGCCGGCCATCTGCAGCGGACTCCCGACGACCTTGAACTCCCAGGCCTCGGGGTACTCCCGCATGATCGCCGCCCTGATCGCGTCGACCACGCCCTTCTCGTTGGTGGCCACCTGACCTGCACCTTCTCCTTTAGTTCGTTCGTTAGTTAGTACCCATACCGTAGGTATGGGTACTAACTAACTAACCTACGAAGTGATCGAGACCGTTCGACGACCTAGATCATCAGAGCCTCAGGTCGTCCAGATTGACCTCCTCGGGCACCTCCATCGCCAGTGCCCGCTGGTCGCCCGGCACGTCCGTGCCGGTCTCCCCGTAGCCCGGCCCGTCCGGACCCGCGTCGAGCAGGTTCTCGACGCGCTCCTTGGCCTCCTCCGGAGGGGTGGCCTCTCCCCGCGTGGCCCCGGTCGACTCGGAGCGCGTGAACTCGTCGAGACCCGAGAAGTCGGTGTCCCCCGGGTCGGCCTTCGCCGGCGAGGCGCTCCTCTTGGGTGCCTTCTCGTAGCCCCGGACCTCGGACTTGACCTTGCCGTTGTATGGCTCGCCATCGTGGACGTCCACGAAGAGGACCTTGCCCACCCACGTCCCGATGTTGACCTGCAGACGCTTCTTGGGCGTCGGCAGGCCGAGCGCCTTCATGAAGCCGACCACCCGGAAGAGGCTCTTCTCCGTGAGCACGAGGCGGTCGACAATCATCGACCCGTCGTGCTCACCGCCCACAATCCGCAGCCAAACATTGATCATGTCGTTGCCTGCGTTGGACCTGTCCTTCTCCGCGTCCTCGACCACGACGCGGTACCGACCCTCAGGAACGCGGTCGCCGACCTTGTCCTTGTAATTGGTCAGATCAACAACAACGTTTTCCTTACCTGCCATCAGCTCTCCTTCTTCGAGGCGGTAGCGGCGACTGGCACGCCGCCAATTCCGAGCACGCGGGACAGCGTGCCCAGGCTGGTGGGGCCGTTGCGGCCCAGATAGTGCGGGATCTTTCCCCGCAGGTGATAAGGAATCCTGGCCTTGGTCGAATAGCCAGGGTGATTCCCGAAGCGCACGAAGAACGACGCCGGGTCGATATCCTCGTCGCCCATCGCCTCGGGGTTGGCCTCGGCGTCGCAGTAGAGCGTGTAATCCGGCGCCGCAAGGAAGATGCTGCGGGCGCCCCGCTGGACGTCCGGGATGCGAGTGCGCTCGCCGGTCATCTCGTTGTCGACCATCACCGTCTGCGCGGTCATGACCACGTGCATCGGATGGTCTCGGCCGCCGTCGGCCAGGCCATACCAGAAAGTGGCGAAGTCCTGCATGACGTCCAGGCTCTGGCCCCAGGTCCGCTGGTCAGCCGGCGCGACGCCGCGGCGGATCTCCCGCACCGCGGTCTCGTCGTGGCCGAGCATGTACCGCAGGGTCATCTTCTGGGCCGCGGTCGCCGAGTCGACCGCTACAGCCACGAACGGGTGATCACCCTCGGCCAGCTTCCAGTAGATGTCGTCGAACTGAGTGATCGACGTGGGCCGAACCGGGGTGATGTTCTTCTCCCACGGAGTTCCTTTCCACGACCGTGGTCCCTTCTCCGAAGGTAAGTCGATGAACAGCGTCGGACCGAGCTGGGCGATCGTGCTGGCGAGCAGGGTGTTGTGCGTGACAATGTAGTCTTGCACCACGTACAACTGCCGTGGGGAGTCAACCCACAGGCAGCGCCCCGGACCCTCTCCAGCGGACTCTACCGAGACGATCCGACGGGCCTCGTCGTAGGAAGTGCTCGACACCTTCTCCCGATTC